TGATGAGGATTTCATTGCGCTGCTTGCCGGTCTTCGGGTCATACCCGTACAACCAGTCTTGACCTGATTGGCTGGATTGAAGTTGTTGCCAGTCTGGAACGGCGCGCTCAAGTTCTGCCATCATTTGCGCTTGGCGCTCCTGTTGACGTTCCTCGGTCATGCTGTTTACCTGGCTTTTCAGGGTTTCAATCTCGGGTGCCTTGTCAGACTTGCTGGCATTTTCGGCAATTTTTGCAATCGCATCGATCAGTTCGGGTCCATATTCATCGACAACACTTTGAGGCAAACCATCCAGTAGGGCGGTTTTCACATCACCCGATGCGCTACCCTGACTAGATTTTAATTGCTCCACTTGTGCGTTCAGATCCTTGATCTCCTGGCGCAGCGACGGGATCACTTTAACTTCGGCTCGGTACTTGCCCTCGACGACCTCGAAGCGATGGCGCCAGTAACCGGCGTCTCGGGTTTCGGGTTCGGGCTGTATGGCTTCTGTCTGCGGTGCCTTATCGGTTTGCGCTGCTACCGGCCCTGTATGCTCGGGTTCATCGTAAGCGGATGAGCGGGCGGCTTCGGCGGCGTCGGCTTGTGTTTGGACTGATTTCGGTAAGTTCATTGTTTCTCCAGCGTCTCGCGACGGGTTGGGAGTAAGTGCGAGCTGGCAAGTGCCAGGGTTCACAGAGCGAGCGTCTTAGCGGTTTCGCCCATAAAAAAACCGCCTCAAGATTTCTCCGGAAGCGGCTTTGTTATGGAAAGAGTCAGTTTATTTTCTGGTAAACGTTACCTCGATTGGCTCGCCTTCTGTGCGAGTTATGTTGGCTACGTACTCCGGGACAACCACACCGTGAGGGACCGGATCAAATTGGTCGCTGATAGCGACATATTCAATTCCATCGCGCTCATAGACCTGCTCGGCACGTACGGGAATACATTGCCCCATAACGGCATAAACAGACTCTGCATCTTTCTCAATAACTATTGTGTTGATAACGAATCGGCCTAAACGTCGAGAATATTTCATGTGTCACCCTTGTTTGCGCATGCGGTCGATATGGCCGTTGATGTCATCGACCAGCCTGTTGATTGTACCCAGCACCCCTTGGGCTCGGTGTATTTCCACCGGCTGCACTGCGTCCGATAGGAAGTCCAGGGAACGCTGCTTCTCGTACTCCAGCCATTGCTCCAGGGCTTTCCATCCGGGGTTGCCGCTGATTACCAGCTTGGCCAGAGCCTCCATTTGTTGCGCGTCTGGTTTCGTTGGTTTGTCCTGCATTCTGCTGCCTCATCTGATTCAGTATTTCCTGTATTTCCGCCAGTGTTTTCTCTGCTTTAACAGGTTCATGCCCGGCTTCTGCCGTTTCCTTCTCGGCCTGTGCTTGCGTTCTCTGTGCTTCGGCCTGCAGTTTTGCAATCTTGGCCTCCAACTCCGCGAGCATTAACTCTGACTGAGGATCTTTCTGATTCATATTTTCTTCGATCTGGTCTTCAATGCCGTCAGGTACCAGGCCGGTAATACCCACACCTTTAGTGACTGCTCGCAACAACTCGATCTGACCACGAACGCCCAGCGCTTGACCGATAATGTCCGGGTTAGCAATCTTGTCGAACAATTCACGTTGCTGCATTGCCGTGCGCTCACGTTGCAGCATGGCGTTAGACCCTTTCGGTATGACTTTGGAATCGCCTTTAACCGAATTGTCATTGCTGTACATCATGTTATGCAGCCACAGCGCCTCAATGACTCGACGAATGACGCCGGTATCAATGTGTCCGATTGCTGCTTTAATGCCTTTATTCGCGCTCTCCATGAGCATTGACAGCCCAGATGCTGTGCTGCCTGCGCCGCCTATGTTTTCGTTGCCGTAAATGTAGCGAGGAATGTTGGTTGCATCATCGGCTTTGGTTTCAAATTTCTCGAATACGGCCATTAGTTCAGCTGCGTTGCTTTTTGGCTGGAAAAAACTGATTGCCGGGCTGTTTCCGGTACCCATGCGATCACTGTTAGTTTGCCAAACCTTCCATGGGTAAATGTCCTCCGGATCTTCACCAGGCGCGAGCCTGTCCATCGATACATCCACTTGTGGGCCAGAACTTATCGCCAGGTTGTTCACAAGTGAGCGAGCAGTAGCGTTGCAAATGTCCTGAATATCGTCCATCAATTCCGGAATAGCCATTCCCCAGAACGAACCAGAAATTTCTTGAAAACTGGCCTTGTGATATGGCCGGCGGTGCATCGGGTCGCTGTGCATAATGCAACGAATGCAGTGCTGACCAATCAGAATCGCTTCAACTTGATACTCCATCAACGGATCAGGGACTTGATCGGGGTTCATGCCCCACTGCAACAATGTGAGGCCTTGAACGCCTCCCCAGTAGAGCAGTGCATCGATTGTATTGTCACCGAGCAACCATTCATGCTCGCGGCCTTCAAGCCGAGCTCGCTCCTGATCACCCCAGATCCAGTCCCGCAATCCACCTTGACCATATTCGGTCAGAACTTGTCGCAGTGCATCGTCGTCGTAGCCTTCCACACCAATTAAACCGTTGAGCGTTGCCCGGGTGTACCGTGCTCGCTCGATAAGATTGGCTGACGTATCAATGTCGACTGCATCGGCTGAAGGGTACATATCAAACGGACTCACCCGCTCAAACTCTGGTCGGACCTCATCGATCTGTACCGGCTTCCACCCCTCTTTCCATGCCAGCGTCTTGCGTCGACGAAGCACTGGCCCTTTGATAAACGCGGTCAGGTATATTGCAAAATCTGACGTGAATGACTCAAGCGCATCAGTCCAGCCGCCCTCGGCCAGCTGATCCTCGATCTTCAGTTCCATCTTATCCGCGGCTTTTTCTGCCAGCTCTTGCGCCCGTTTCTTCGCGTTCTCAACAGCCTCCTCCATCATTTTTTGGACTGTTCCCTGATCAACCTGTTCGCCCTGGGCCTGCATTTCCTGTATCTGAGCCTGAACATTCTGCATCAGTGCCTGCCGGATCGGCTCGGGCACCTCAGCAATCGGGGTTGGCGTTAAACCCCACGGACGCTCATCGACGGGCATAATAACGTCACGAATCCAGCTCTCTGCCGCTCGAGTCTTTGTAGTCGTTAACTTGATGTAAACCTCTGACCCACCGGTTTGACGAATAGCAGACAGCTTCTGATCGTCGTATTCCCCCTTGTGTCTACGCAGGCAGTCCAGTAGTCGTTGTTCAACATCACGCTTTGCCTGTTTGTTGTTCTCCCAGCTCTGTCGTATATGTCCAGCTAAGCTGGATTCGACGGTGATCTTACGTTGCAGCTTTTCCTGCTCCATCGCCTGCTCGTTTTCATCACGAACCAGATCAGCGTCTGACTGCCAGTTCATTAGGCCCAATGTCATTGCTGGAACTCCTTCATCACACCGGCAATCACTGATCGTTCATTGTGTCGTCGCTGCATAGCTGCAAACATAAAATCAGATACAGATTCATGTACCGCGTTGAATGCTGCTTCTGGATCTTTAGCGAACTGATTCACGTCGACATCAAACTCAATGATGAAATGGCCTTTCAGTTCAGCCATAATTTTGATCATGCGCTGGCGGTGATTGAATTGTGCATGTAGCTTGCCGATATTCGTTGCGAATTTACCAGGTTGCACAGTCAGGTCATCCAACAAGTTATCGATGCCCTGCACGATCTCATTACCGTTTGTTTCGATCATGCAAACCCTCTCCAATTAGCTCGTTTCCGGCCTACTGACTGGCCGGGTGTGGTTATTTGTCTGCCGAACAGCGGGGCTCTGGCCAAAGTCTCGAACGCTTTAGCGCCGTGTGAAGCCCAGTCGTGTCGTGGCTTGTCCTTCCAGCGCCCCAGGTTCTCGTCCCAGTCCTTTCGGTAGTTGTCCAGGCAATTGACGCCATCATTGCAACCAACCTCACTGAACCAGCAATTCGGCAGAAATCGGCGCACCGCCTCAATGCCTTCTGCGTGGTTGCTGATCCGGGGTATTAACTCGAACGTTATGCCAAATTTCTTGGCGGCCTCCAGCCGACTCTCTCCGGTGCCCAGCTCTCGAACAGCCAGGTCGTGCGGGCCGTAGTGACTTCCGTAGGTGTAGGGCTTCTCTTTCAGGAAAGCTGCATAATGCTCAAAGCCTTCGCCGCTGTTCTCGTAGTAGTCAATCAGGTGAACCTCTCGGCCTACTATCTGAGCGAACCAGATCACCATCGCGTCACTCATGCCAAGATCCCAAGCGGTCAATACAGGGAGGCTTGCGTTGTGGTGAACCTTGTCGGTCAGTCGGGATTCTTTGCGGACATCCCGCATTTGCTTGATGAAGTATGCGCCGCCGACTGCTTGCTCGAACGCTTCATCCGGAAAGCTCGGATACTCGCGCTTCATGTCGTCGCCAAGGTCTTGTTGCTTTTTAGCGTACCAATTCATCTGCGCTCTGGTCAGTTCGATGCCATGCTTTAATTCAAGCAGCTCGAAGTAGTCCATCAGAAACTGGTGGATAACCGCGCCCGATTCCATCTGGTAGGCTGGTTCCTGCCACCAGGGGAAGAAATGGAACGCAAAATCCAGAGCGGTCAGGTCAAGGCCTTGCTCGCTATGCTTCTGGGCAGACTGGGAGTAGTCGAAAAAATACCCGTCCCGCCCCTCCGCCGTTGATTCCAGCGTGATCTTGTTGCCAATACCAACAGCTTCAAACGCGCCGGTTACTATCTCCCGGGCTTTTGCTGGGAACTGGCGGCATATCTTGCCGAACTCTGAAACGTGCAACCGCTGGAGCGTGCCACCCCGGTAACT